ATTTTGCTTACAAACTCCTGAGGATCTCCAGCCGCAAAAGCCGATACTAAAGCATCGACTAAAGCGCCGCCGATTTTCTCCTGGGCTTCTCCGGCTGCGTTTGAGATTAGCTCAAACTTACCGGCATAAGTCTCTAAGTAAGCTGCATTAGATCCGGTAAATTGCTTATTTAGTTTAGCCTGTATCTCATTAAAACTCATCGCCTTTAGTTCGGCTTTAGTCAGTCCAAGATTGTATTTAGATAAACTCTTAGTTTGCCCTAGGTAGGCCGCACTCAAATCGGAAACTACGGTTTCGTATTCCACGCCCGAGCCTCGGCTTATGTCGAGAGCCTGAGTTAGGAGCTCCTGAGATTTAGTTAGGGAGCCCGTAGTTTGTAGTAATTGTTGCATCGCTGGCCGTAGCTGGTCATCGGTGACGGCGGCGGCCTGAGATAGATCGGATATAAACTGCTCGATCTTAGGAGTCTCAAAAGCCATTCCGAGGTTTTCTACTGACTTAGCTAGTCTAAAGGCTGCCTTTTCATCCTCTATAAACGCCTTAGATGCAGCTTTACCAAAAGCGATTACCGCTTTAAGGCCGAGAGATATACCTAGAGCTGCGCCTAATTGCTTAACGCCTTTACTCAGGCTCTTTACTTGCTTCTCGCCTTTAGCGAGGGCTTTACCGTCCCACGTGCTAACTGCGCTTACGACTAAGCTAGGTAGATTACGCGCCATTTATGCGGCCTTTGTGTAGGAGCCTTGGTTAAAGGCTTTAACGGTATTTTCGATAGCTTTAATTACTGCTGCTTGAGCCTTACCCTGATCCTCGGCCCACGCTCTAAAGATCATACGGCCGCGCTCCTCGCGCTTATTGCCATAGAGAGGCCCCATACGACTAACAAAGTGCCCACCGGCTCCCGGGTTATTAGATTTACTAGCTGCAGATCCGCCCGGGTGAGTACGTCCAGCGGTCTCATAGATCGCGCCGGCAGCTGACTTATTAGCTACATAGTACAAAGCTCGCCATCCATTTTTATTACGTTCACCGGCAGGCTGAGCGTAGTAAATACCCTTTCGTACGGTCGAGTAATCATAAAGAGGAAAACGTCCAGTACCGCCATCGACGTTTTTACTCCAGCTATAAAGGTTATCCGGTTGAGGCGATGGAGCATATCCTCGAGCTTTGTCCCGGATAGGGATCATCACTGCGCGTATCTGCTTATTCATTTCTTTAAGTAGCTCGGGATCTACTTTACGGATCGCTTTTATAGTGGCCTTAACGCCTTTTACTTCTACTGGCATATCGCTCGGCCTCCTTAGCTTGATCGTTTAATACTTTTATTAACATCTTAAACATTTCCGTATCGAGATCGAGGACCGACTGAGGCGAGATCCCTAACCGTATAGATAGTTGCGCTACCTGATAGGTAAGGGTATCTCGCCCTAGTCTAAAGGTTCGTCGTCTAGGACCTCGACCTTTACTAACGTATCGAGAAAATCAGGACCAAAAGGTTTAACTACTACTCCTGCCGTTTTAAGGCACTCGTGAGCTAAAAAATAGAGATCCGTTTGTTTGGAGTCCTCGATAAAGGCTTTGTGAAAACCTTTTTTTACGTGCAGCTCAAAGGCATACTCGATCCGAGGAGTAATCTGGTGCTCTGTTACTTCTCCGGTAGCCCTTGTAATTTTGAGTCGTGCCATTTGTTGCCCCTTTGTTAGTTGGTTATACCGTAGTGTCCACTACGATAACTGAGTTACAAGTAAACGTAATTGATTGAGTAGAGATATCTCCTACTGCGCCGTTAATATCTGTAGTGTTATTAACGAGTACGGTAGTTTGATACTCAGGGTTAGTAGTTGAGATAGCTGCGCTAGTCTGCTTAAGTGTTAGAGGCACTGTAGTACCCCAAGCAGCTTGGAGAGTCGCTAGGACTTCACCGGCTGCAGTATCGTTTAGAAAATCAAGCGTAACCGTAGAGGTCTCTAGGCCCTTAGCGTACCGTCTCGAATTATCTCCCATAGCGGTCACTTCTAATTCCTCAAATACGCGGTTAATAGTTGCGCTTGTTACGTGATCGGATAGGTCTACCGAGTTAAGGGTTACGACCACTCCATTACTTAAGAATACGGCCATTGACCTATTCCTCGCTTTCGGTTGTAGTTGGTATTGGTTTTACTTTTGCTACTTTGACCGGTTCAGGCTCGTCTACGATCTGGCCGATCTTTCGCAAAAACTTTAGGTCATCCTCTGTATATGGCATTTATTAACTCCAGCTCGTGAGTATTGAGATATTAAAATCAGCCGTAAGTAGATCCCCACTTTGTACGCTAAGTACTGTAGGGGCCGACATACTGCTAACGTTCATTACGATATTGGAGGCAGCGAGTTTATTAAAAACTGCTACCGCTAGGGTTTCGATCCCGTTTAGGTTCCCGTGATTATCTAACATCGGCACCGTCATAATGATTTTTAGGTTAGCTAAAGGTGAAATAGCAGAGTAAGTATTATTACTTGGAGTTATGTAGGGATCTGCCGGGGCCACGATTACGCTATTAGCCGTAATAGTTGGAGGCGGAAAACTGTACGTATTCCATACGTTCGGGTTAGCTAAAGCGGTAGCTACGTTTGCTCGTAGCGTAGTAATGGCGGCCGGCATCTTTAACCGACCATACTATTAGGATTTTGGTAGCCGCTTATTAACCCTCTAATCTTGCCGATCATTGAGTTACCCATACGGTAAGGGCTAGGACTAAAACCATCGATCGTCACGCCGCCAGTCTGTGAGACTTGGCGAGCTTGGAAAATATCTACGGCGAGGATCATCGCGGCCTCACGGATCGCCGGAGTCGTAGCGTATGAGTTTGTCTTTGTATCTGCTCCTACGGCCGAGCCATAAGGTAATACGCGTTGGAAATTGACGTTAGCGGCAGTCTTAGCAAACTGTATAAAGCTATAACCGGCTGGCCAGTTCCAAGAGTATTGGTTCCATACAAGCGTAGGTATTTGGTTTGTAGTACCGGCGCTCCAAGGCATCGTACCGGTGATCGTATAAGTGCCGTTAAAGGTTGAGCCGCATCCACTCAAGGTAACGCTCTGGCCAGTAGTAAAGGTCATAGGGTTAGCGATCATCGCAGTAGCTACGTTATTTTGCAGCGTTACGCCTACTACCGGAGCTGAGGCAAACCATAAAAATTGGTTGAGAAGATCCTGCGCGGTTTGGCAGCAAGTCTCCACGATATCCGAGGAGTAAAGGTTTTCGATACCAAGGTTAGCGCGTAGCTCAGCCTCGGTTACGTATGTAGCTGCCATCTTTACTCCAATCTTAAAAGAGGCCGGTAGGGCTCAAAGGGCTAAGAGCCCTACCGACTATTAGTTTTTTTGCTTAGATTTTCGCAAACTTGATAATACCGTTAGGCATTTTTGCGATAGTTGCCATAAAGCCGTAAATAGCTACCTGTACTTGTAGGTTAGATACGACGTTTACGCTCATATAAGCCTGAGGTCCACGATAAACCGTAAACGCCTCAGGCGCTAGGATGATTGCGGAGTTATCATCTACTGCAGTCTGCGCAAAGTTACGATCTACGTAAAGATCGAGTCCTAGTACGTTACCGCGGATAGAGCCGGGATTTACTTGACCGGCTGCGTTCATTGGTTGGATAGCGTTATAAATTGGTCGCTTTGTAGTATCAGTAGCGCCCATTAGTAGCTGCCACTGCGCACCGTTACCGATATAGTTTTGCGCAAAATAGCCGGTATTTTCATATACAAGCTTGGCAGCCTGTGAGCTATAAGCGATCACTCCATCACTATCAGCCGTAGTAGCTGAGGCGTATGTACCTGCATTAAGTAGAGCAGTTAGGACCGCGCTATCAATAGAGGTTAGGTACGCATTTTGTAGTTGATTTGTGAGCTCTGCGTAAAAATTAGGATCGGAGCGCTCGAGGAGTTCGATCGAGATAGTGTTCATACCTGAGTACTTGGATACTGTACCGGTTAGATATTCTGTAACCATACCTGTATTAGATACGGCTCCAGCCTCGGCCTCTACTGTGACGGTAGGCGCTACGCCTGATCCTCCACCAGCTGAGGTAACGAGTGACGGCACTGAGATATTCATACCCTGAGCCGGCAAGGTGCCTTGGCTGCAAGCATCGATCGCAGGAGTACCAAAGCGTGTATTTGTTACAAACTCGGATAGGTACTGAGTAGGGTTAAACGCAGGGTTTGTAGAAAAGCTATCGTCGGCTGCAGTTACGTAGAGCTTTGACTCATCGCTACCGAGTGCAGCTTTGATTTTGTGCTCTGTATATGTAGGCATAGAGACGATAGGCGTACGGACTCGCTGAGAGTCAAGTACTGATGGACGGATGATCTTACGAGCAGCCTCGACCTTTTCAGCCTCAGCCGGTGCATCTACCGGGGTTTCATCCGGTGTATTTTCAGGGGCAGTGGTCACGGCCTCCTCCATTTCTGTTTCTGTTTCTGTTTCGATCTCTACGATAGTCGTAGAAATAGTAGTAGTTTTCTCTTTTGTACTTGTTGCAGCCTCAAGAGCTGCACGAGCAGCGGCAATATCCGTTACTGATGCACTAGAAAAGGCAGCACTCTCGACGAGGCTTACCTCTTTGAGGACTGCAGCGGTAACGAGCAAGTAATCCCCCATCGGCTTAGAGGCGGTTACATCCACCCCTACGGATAAGCCGCTAACGAGATTTTCTTGCGCAAGGAGTAGGGCATCTTGTCCCCGAGAGCTCATACTCAAGCGAAAGGATCCATAAACGCCAGCGGTAGAGTCGCTAAAGCTGATAGCTCGGCCTACCGGTTTATCTTGTTGATGCTGCGATAAAAGCTTAATAGCACTTGCATCCGGAATAGAGATCGAGCCGCGCTCGAAAACTACCGGACCTGCGCTCGTGTGTCCAACTTCGCCATAAGGCGCAACGAGTCCAGATACGATCCGGCGCTCTGTGTCTGCAGCTTGGATCTCTTGACTAAACGTTAGTAGCACTTGTATCTCCTAGCGGTGTTAGTTGCTCCATTTGTCGAGCTTGGTCTACGTCGATTAAATCGAGATTTAACATTTTCTCGATAATATCTAAACGATCTTTTGCATCGACACGTAAAAACGTATCGTCTACTGCAAA